AAGGTATTGATGTACTCAACCTTGTTAAGTCTATGGACGATAGAAATGAAGAGTCAGCAGCAGCAGCTGAAGCTGAGCAGAACATGGAGCTTACTAAGCAAGCAGGTCAATTTGTTAACTCACCTATGGCTGATCCATCTAAAAACCCTAATGCAGAAGAAGTAGTCGATGGCATCGCAGAACAATTCGCAGGCGAAGAATAAACCTACTCGTCCTAAAAGAGTAGCAACAAAAAAACTTAAGCCTGAACCAAAGGCTGAGTCTAAATTTGAAAGCAATGAAATTGCTAAACCCACCTCTTTCGATACCAATAAGTTTAAGTATGCTCAGGAAACTTTAATAGGTGAGCCTACTATCCATCCACCAGGTGGAGTAGTGACTACAGTTGGTCTCGGAGGATTGAAATCAGAAACTAATTATGGCAATAAACCTAACGTATGATCCATCTAATGATCCTGATACCATCGAAGCTGAAGATCAGCGTGATGCAGAAGCATTAGAAGTAGGAGAACAACTAGCAGAAGAGCAAGATAAACTACTTGCTGGTAAGTATAAAGATGCTGAAGAATTAGAGTCAGCTTACATTGAACTTCAGAAGAAGTTAGGTGGTGATAAACCTGAACCTGAAGAAGATTCACAAGACCCACCTGAAGCAAAGGAAGAGGAAGATGCAGAGGATCCCTTCAAGGATGATTCAAATGCTCAAGCTATCTTCCAAGCTTCTAATGAATATGATGAGAAAGGAGAGTTATCTGAGGAGTCAAGAGAGGCTCTCTATAAAATGGATAGTAAAGATCTAGTTGATGCTTACTATCGTATTCAAGAGAGTCTACCTGAGAGTACAGATGCACCTACAGAGAGTACACCTTTATCTGATGCAGATATAGATAGTATTCAAAGTGCAGTAGGCGGAGCTGATGCTTATAAGAATATGACATCATGGGCTCAAGAGAATTTCTCACCAGAAGAAGTCCAAGCATATGATAAAGCTCTTGAACAAGGTGATTTAAACACTATTAACTTTGCACTACAAGCACTATATTATAGGTACACAGACTCAGTGGGTTCAGAAGGAGAAATGATTCAAGGTAAAGCATCTACAGCAGTGGATGGTTTCCGAAGTCAACAAGAAGTTGTTCGTGCCATGGGAGATCCAAGGTATGATAATGATCCTGCATATCGCAAGGATGTTTATGATAAATTAGAACGTTCAAACATTCAATTCTAAGGAGAATTAATTATGGCAGATGCTGCAATTCGTACTGGTTATGATCCAGGCGATACAACTAATGTAGCTGACAACGGTGTATTATATGTAGTGCAAGCTACAGGTAACACTTGGGTAAATCACCCTTATAGAGAAGAAGGGAGCATAGCATCATATGAGCATGCTAAATGGAATCCCAAAGGTATTGAAAGTGTCAACGCTTCACCGCCTAACACAGGAACTGGTGCAACTGGTTATGATATTACTCCCCCTACCACAACACGACATTTATACACAAGTCAAATACCATAATGCCTAAAGGAAAAGGTACTTACGGTACCAAGAAAGGGAGACCCCCTAAGAAATAATAACATAGGCGGCTCGATTGTCGAATCAGTAGAAGCCAACTCACACTACGTCCGTTCATTATCCGTCAGCCAGGACAAGTTACCAGCATCGGATAACGCATGAAACCACATCATGGAACGGGGATGTGGTACTGGAGTATTAACAATGACTGTTAAACTTAAGTATCGTGGTGTTGAGTACACAAAAACTACTAAAGAGTAACTTAACATGAAAAGAATTGCACTTGCCCTAGCAGCTTTGACTGCTTCTGCTCCTGCAATGGCTGGCGTTTATGTAAACGTCGAGTCTAACGCATCTTATACAGGCACTGATTATACTTCCCGTACTACCGATCTACATGTTGGTTACGAAGGAGACGTAGGTGAGCTAGGATACTACATCCAAGGCGGACCTGCACTCGTCGGCGCAGACGGCGTAGATGGGACCAATGAATTTTCAGGTAAGCTCGGAGCTTCCGTAGCTGCCTCTGACAAACTCGATGTGTATGGTGAAGTATCATTCATTACTGATGAAGATACGGATAACGCATACGGCACCAAAATCGGTGCTAAATATAACTTCTGATGAATACAGAAGAAAAAGAATATCCTTATGAGCTTCCATGTGATATGGAACCTACCGAGGAAACTACAGAAGAAGAGCCTCAATCATTAGAGGAGGCTCTTACTTCTCTCTAGCCTTATGCAGCGGAACTGCATGAGATCAATCAACCTATACTAATTTAAAACAATGCCTTTTACAAGTAATTCCACTTACGGAACTGTTAATTATTCAACAGGTACGTTCTATGATCAAAGCAAAATCGTAGCAAATGATGGTACAACACTATCCTCTGCTACACTAGCAACTGTATCTGATCTTGCTATTCCTATAGGAAAGTATGAAAGAATACAGGGGCTTTATACTCTTTGGTACGATACAGATACAACAAATGAACTAAGTTATAGAGTTGCTAACCTAGCAGTCTCTGACGGTTCAACTGCTGTTGCTACGACTATCCTAACTCAGTCGATAGCATCCGTAGCATTAGTGACGGCTGCTAACACTCCTTCTGCTGCTAACCTAGAATGTGTAACTACTTATTCTACTGATGGCGCAGGTGAAACTATTGGAGTTGACTCTGGTGTTTCTGATGCTGAAGCACTGTTCTTACAAGTACATTTTAATGCACTATCAACAGCTGCAACCAACGGAAAAATTAGTCTACAGTTGGCTAACATAACTGGTTCTGCTGCAGGAACTCACCTCTTGGCTGGTTCTAACGTGGTATACAAGAAGTGGTAAATTAATCACTTCAGAGTGGAGGCACCTCAGAGTCGGACCTCCTCTCTCTTGGCTTTCGGCCCACTAAGGTGGATACCCTTAAGCTGTCTAGACGGTGGGATAGACCACAACTATAACGCGAAAAATTTTCTCAACGTTGAGAGTCTGTAAATTATACTCTCTAAGTACAAATGGCTAATGCCACACAATCAGTACTAGGTACCCTGAATAAGGCGGTAACCAGCACCTCTGGTTCTAACGCCTATGATACCAAGTACGCAACTTATTTGAAACTGTTCAGTGGAGAATTGTTTAAGGCGTATGAAAGCGCAACAATCGCACGTGATACAGTACAAAGACGTACCCTGAAGAACGGCAAATCATTGCAGTTCATCTTCACGGGACGCATGCAGGCGGCATACCATACGCCGGGTGAACCCATTCTCGGATCGGGTGATCCTCCAGTAGCAGAGAAGACAATTGTCTGCGACGACCTACTTATCAGTTCAGCTTTCGTTTATGATTTAGACGAGACACTTGCACACTACTCTTTGAGGGGAGAGATCTCTAAGAAGATTGGTCATGCTCTAGCTGAAGCTTATGATAAGAAGATCTTCCGTACAATTGCTCTAGCAGCTCGTGCTTCACATCCTATTACTGCTTCCCCAGGTCCAGAGCCAGGTGGTTCAACCATCAAACTCGGTACTGGTAAGGAATATGATGCTCAAGCAATAGTTGATGGCTTCTTCGAAGCTGCTTCAATTCTCGATGAAAAGAATGTACCCAAGCAGGGACGCACAGCTGTACTATCACCAAGACAGTACTACGCTCTAGTCTCTCAGGTATCTACTAACATCCTGAACCGTGACTATGGTAACAAGCAAGGTGATTTGAATTCTGGTAAAGGTCTCTATGAGATCGCCGGTATCCAAATCAAGAGTTCTAACAACCTTCCATTCTTGGCAGGTACTGTTAACCAACAGTCTGGTGAGAACAATGATTACTCTGGTGACTTCCAGTATCACTGCGGTCTTATCTATCAGAAAGACGTAGCTGGTGTTGTTGAAGCAATTGGACCACAAGTTCAAGTAACTTCTGGTGATGTATCAGTTTTATACCAGGGTGACGTAATCCTAGGCCGCTTGGCTATGGGAGCCGGTACTCTTAACCCTGCTGCTGCTATCGAATTCTCTAACGAATAGGAGATATTATGTCTACTATCCCTGGAGAAAATAGAAAGCGCACAATTACTGTAGGAATTGGTGGTCTCGATACTATTTCCGAGAACCCTCCTACACCTGTTGAATATGGTAGGACTCTATTAGGAACATCTTCCTTTGGAATCGCTGCTAGTTCAGCTGAAGCCACAGGTTCTTGCGATCTAACCGCAACCCCTGGCTGCTAATAAATATACGAGGTAATACTAATGGCAACTGCTGTCGCTAAAGGTAACGCCGGTGTCTGTACAACAGACGCTGTTCGTGAAAGCGTATCTCGTACAGATGGAGGTGGAACAGATATCCGTAGCTCTAATGCTATATCATCTACTACCAAAAATCTAAGAGTCGCTTACGCTACACAAGAGTGTAACGTTACCTAAAATTATTCATGGGAGGGTTTCACGACCCTCCTTTTTTTTATTCACATAAATTCATATGTCCTATCCTACTTATGCTGTGTCCACAGAACTGGATGCTGTTAATCAAATACTAAGCTCAGTGGGACAGGCTCCTGTCACCACACTCAATCTTCAGAACCCTGAAGTTTCGATTGCTTTAAACACTTTAAGAGAAACTAATAAGAACACACAAGCTGAAGGTTGGACGTTTAATATAGAACGTCATTATAAATTATTAGCAGACTCTGTTACTTTTAAAATAGAATACCCTTCTAATGCTTTATCTATAGATACATATAAGTATCAACACTTCGATGACTTCAACCCAGTCAGACGTGGTGGTTTTTTATATGACAGGAATGAGCATACATATGAATGGAAAGATGGTGATGATCCACGTGAATTAACATGTGACATCATATGGTATTGGGAATTTTCAGATGTACCCCCTGCTATACAAGCCTATATAACTGCTAAAGCAGCTAGACTATGTGCTGTAAGGATGGTAGGTGATCCTAATTTATTCCAATTACTACAACAAAGTGAGATGGAAACTAGAGCGTCAGCTTTAGAATATGAAACTCAGCAAGGTGACTTCTCTATCTTTGGATGGAAAGATGCCGAAGATTATCACAACAGCTATCAACCGTTTGCTGCATTACAACGATGAGTACAATTACACAAGACGTACCAAACTTTTTGAATGGTATATCGCAACAACCAGATAAGAAAAAGATATCCACTCAAGTAAAAGATGCGGTCAATACATACCCTGATTATGCATTGGGTATGTTGAAGAGACCAGGTGGTAAGTTTGTAAGTAATTTATATGATGCTGAAGATATAAACACAACACTCACTGCAGGTACACATAACGGTTCAACTGATGTCAGTAGAACTGTAGGTAGATATAACTCTGCAGTTACTACAGGAGGAACTGGCTCAGGAGCTACATTCAATGTACATGCACAAGCTGCAGGTGAAGTAGCAACCTTTACACACAACGGAGTCTCTGATAGCAGCAGAACTGCAGGTACATACTATGTAGCAAATGCTGCTGGTAGTGCATCTGGCACTGGTGCTGACTTTAAAGTTATAGTAGATGATGAAGGTAAGCCAGATGTTTATATAGATAACCGTACAGGTAAAACAGGCGGTTCTGGGTATAATGCAAGTGGAGAAACAATTACTATCGCTGACTCCTCATTAGGAAGTGGAGGTGGT